TACCAGTTCCTTCTAGAGCAACAGCAGGTCTTGGCCGATATGAAGGCGAAGAACTACAAGACGGAAAAGAAGGAGAAGCAGATTGAGAAGATCAAAGCCAACATCGCCCAGCTTCTTGGCGACGCTGCCCCTGCTCCAGTTGCCCAGGCCGCTCCTGCACCTGCACCAGTCGCCCAACCCGCACCTGCTCCCGCCCCTGCTCCTGCACCGCAGGTAACCCCTGCCCCTGCCCCTACGCCTGCTCCTGCCCCTACGGCAGCCGCTACGCCCGCTCCAGCCCCTACCCCCGCCCCTGCAACCCCTGCTCCTGGGGCAAAGCCGAAGTCTTCCTTCGTCGCCGGTCTGCGTGAAGACGCGGCCAAGCTCAAGGGTCAGCAGGTGTCTTCTGCCCCTACCCCTTCAGTCCTGCCCTCCGGTGCAACGGCTGTCGCAGATCCTCGTAACGACCGACGCTTTGAAGCCCTAAATCGTAACCTCAAGCAGGACGTCCGCCAACTGCATAACAAGGTCATCAACGACGAGAAGGCGCGCGAGAAGGCTATTAAGGAAGGTCGCAAGACCAAGAACCTAGACGACCGAATTGCCCAGAACAAGGAGAAGGTTGAACGCATCCTGTCCGGCCAGCCAGCCGCCAAGCCTAACCCGCCTGTAGATCCGAACGTCGCCCCCATCGACCCGACCGCAGCCGACCAGACCTACGACTACGAAGAGACGCCGGCCGCACCAGTCCAAGAGCAAACTACCTCCGAACCTGCTATTGAAGCCAGGGATCCTACCGATGACATCAGAAATGTTATTGATTCAAACTTTGAATACGGAAAGGCCGTCGGGAACAAAGAACTTCCTATCGACTCTCTCACCGGAGGCGTAAGAATGGATGATAAGAAGGAGGCTGGAAGAGTCGATAATCTTGCCAAACAGATCAAGGAAAACGGATGGGTTTCTCGAATCGTCGTCGATGACCAAGGAAATGTAATTGAAGGACAGCATAGACTTGAAGCCTTGAGGAAACTTGGAGTTAAAAACGTACCTGTTTTTCAAATTAATGAGCTTTCTAGGGGTAAGAATACTTCCACCATGAAGGCTGCAGTCATTAAGTCTGGATTCAATTCGGACCAGGCAAATGCCATCGTCAAGAACACGCTTGAGATGTCGGGCGAATCTAAAGACGGAACCGTAAACCTTGGAGACTACGACATCCCTAGCAACCTCAAGAAAGGATATGAAGCGGCAATCAATGCCGAACCTTCATTGACGCCGGCCGCACCGGCCCAGGAGCAGACGCCTACTGATGAAAAAGAAGGCGGAAGTCCAATTACGCAACAGTCTGCTAACGCAGGATGGAGCAAAAACAGCTTTGAAGTCGGCAAAAAGATTATGGCCTACTTGCGCACAGGTTCTGGCACGAAGACGGCAAGGGGATTACTCCAGTCCGTAGTCTCGGCTGGCGGTGCAAAGGCTAAATTGGCTGAAATACTCCTCCTTATCGGAGACAAAGAAGGTCTAGATACTCCTGTAATTTCTACAAATCAAACCGGAGGAAGCTACATCGTCGATGACAGAGGTACATTTATTGAATCCTCAAAGCGAGACAAGGGACGTAGGGATTCAATTTCGATTGGAGATGGAAACATCAATCTTGTCGAGATAGCCGCTATTGAAGAAGTCATCCACGCCCTAACAACTAGAAAACTGCTAGAAGAGACTGGAGGAATTGAAATCGCAAGGGGCGATAGTCTTGATAGGACAGACCTGCCTCTTCGCCAGGCTGGTGTCGGTGTGTTTGACTTGCGTTTCAGAGACGCGCTGAAAGCTGTCTTTGAGAACTTTGAAAGCACCGGAAAGATTGACTTTGATCTTCTCAACAAAGGAAACAAAGGGTGGGAAAAAAGCAGGGACTATGTCACGCTCGCTTTCGCCCATTACATGTCTTTCAAGAAATTGAAGGAATCAAATCCAGAATTGTTTGAAAAGAAGTTCGGGAAATTCGGCGAAGAGTCTCTTGCCGCAAACCTTACCCCAGATCAATTTGTCAGGCTTTACAGGGCAAAAGACTTTTCTGAATTTGTCGCAGGTGTGCTTTTAGACAAAGACATTCAGAATGCGCTTGAAGGCATCCCAAATCCTTTCCCAGGCGAAAAGGTCGGTGGATTCTTCAAGTACATCACCAAACTAATTGCAAAGACGCTAGGCGTCGAGATGCAGGCCGACAGCCTTCACGAAGCGGCTATTAAGGCTGCTCTTAACGTAGCAGCAAGGGACAGGGTTGTGTCTGCTTCCAACTATCAAGGCCAGGTTATGACGACTGTATGGGCGCAACGAGACATCAACGAGGGTGTCGAGTCTGGAAATATTACTACTAAAGAAGATGGTTCTCTTGATATCCCAAGCACCATCGACACAAAAGAGAAACAGCAGAAAGTACGCGCTGCGCTAGATAAAACTGGGCGTGATGAATTTTCCTATGATGACGAAGGAAAAGATCGTGCAGACATTGACGACAAACTAGGAGATTTTTTAATTGAAGGAGAAGGAGCGGCAGACGGACTCTCAAACCCAGCAAATGATGACGCAATGTTTAAACCCAACAAAACGGCTAGAGAAGTACTCGAAAAAATCATCGAACTTAATGGCGTACTTGCTCCCATCGCAAAGGTCATACTAGAAATCGGTGACAAGAAGTCACTTAATCGAAAGATTACTAGTGGAGACATTGAGGGTGGGCATTGGGTGCCGCTCGACAAGATTACTGATTACTCTACCGAGGCTGAACTTCCTAACGGAGATTCACCTTTTAAATATGGCGAAGTAATCTATGTCGGAGCTTTGCAGGAAAGAGGCACTAGCCTAGAAGCGGTAGCAGTTGAGGAAATTCTACACGCCGCTACTGTTTCTAAATATCCTGCCGACCTTCGCAAGGCACTGGGTAAAGCGATGGATTCTATTGATCCATTCAATAAATCCGAAACAGAGGCTGAAATTGAGGTTGCTAGAGAGTATGCAAAGAACGGATCAAATCCGGAGTGGAGAAATCTTTGCCGTGCGTTTGTAGCTTTCACGGAGAAGATGCAGTCTGAAAAAGGGTTTAATCCAAAAGACAGGATTCAGATCGGTATGCATTATCGTGCAAAGAACTTGGCTGAATTCATGATCGGTGCGCTTTCTGAACCAGAAGTGCAGCGCATACTAGCGAGCATCCCAGATCCAGAGTACAAGCAGTCCCTATTCCGCACGTTTATCGACGCCGTAATGAAGGCTTTTAATATTTCTGAAAAACAGATGGAGTCTATGCTTGGTACTTCCATTGCATCCATTGAGGCAATAGCGGGAAGCAAACGCACATTGAAAAGCGGCGAAGGATACTACGGACCGCCAGACTCTTCTGTTAGAGACGCAATGAGAAGGGGCGATTATGCGCAATCCAACAACCTTCCTGCCGACGCAAGTGACACGCCTGGCGTCGTGCAACAGTTGTCCGGTCAGAAGCTTTCAAAAGCTGCAGCTTCTGAAATTGAGATTCGCTCGGAGGAGGGTCTTCAGTCGGACTTTGTTGAAGAGGCCGGAATCAAGACATTAAAAGACCATCTAGACGATCTTCGTGAACGCCTTGATACTTCGCTCGATGCGGCGCGCACATCCGGAAGGGATGGCGCTACGGAGGCTGAACAGCGCAAGTCGGTCAAAGCAGCCAAGGATGCTATCGCCGCAGTTCAAGGAGCGATTGATGCATTGAACCGCCAGGAGTCTGATACCAAACAGAACAACGCACCTACAACTGCTCCTCAAGAGACTGGCGAATCAAAGGAAACAGCCAAGCTACGCATTGAATTAGAGGAAGCGGCCAAGGGCGACCCTGCTACGTTTGCGGAGCGAGTTAAGGCCGCACTAGATGCGTGGGAAAACGACACGCTAGGAAAGCCTGGATCGCGCCTGCTGTCTATCGACCCTAACTCCATCGCTGCCTACATCTACCGTCTATCGAAGGACGCCGCCTCCCTGGCAATGGACTTCAAGGACTGGTCGGCCAAGATGATCGCCCTTCATGGTCCTCAAATCAAGCAGCACCTTTCTGAAATTTGGACAAGGGCCAAGGCTTTCGCAAGAGGGTCTTACGACTTCATATCGGTTCGCATCCTTGCTGCGCGCGCAAGCAAGATGTGGCAAAACTCCGGTCGCTATCCCAATTCGCCTACTCTAAAGAAACTGGCCGGTATGGTATTTTCCAAGTCCGGACCAGACGCAGAGGCATCCGGCCTTTCCCTGCCTAAATTAATCCAGACTCGTACCGCAGCCTTCAGCAACGCATACGCTTCTATTATCAAAATGTTCGCAGTTGAATTTGCGAACATGGACAAGGACCAGCAGGAAAAGTGGGACGATGAATTCCGTCGCGCTATCATCGGCCTTGATCCTATGCCGACCGGTAAGCTTGGGCAGGCCGTAACGGCATTCCGTGAATTGATGGCGGAGTTACTGGCCTACCAGAAAAAATCCGGCCAGGATATCGGCGACGTCGGCGAGAATTACTTCCCGCGCATTTACAGCGCAATTAAGATTGCCGCTGACCGAGCTGGATTCACGGCCATCGCTATGGATATGCATAGGGCCAGGGACGCTCGACTACTGGCAGCAGACATTGCCAAGATTGATGCCGGCGTTGATGCCGAGGCTGCCCACAAGAAGGAACTTGATCTAGAAGCAAATCGTCGCGGTGCGAACCGTCGCATTAAGCCAGACGCAGAGTATCAGCAGGACGCCCGCGACAACGCTGACGACAAGATCGCCGCACTACAGGCGGAACATGACGCCAAGGACGACGCACACTACCAGAAGCTTGCAAAAGCATGGGTTTTCCGTGCCGAGTTTGGACGCCTAGACGAAGTCACCCTTGAGAATAAGGGTATCAGCGAAGCGCGCAGTCCCGATCATGCAGACCCGCGCATGTTCTCACAGGAAGAAGCCGCTATGGCCGATGCGTTCATGGACGGCGACGTAGACAAGATCATCCACAGGTACATCGCCGCAGCCGTTAAGCGTTCGGAAATCGCCACGGCCTTCGGTGTCGATGGAACCGGATTCGGCAAAGCGCTTCTGGATTTAGTTGAAAAAGAAAACGTCCCTACTGAAGTTGCACAACACACGGCTGACCTAGTAAGAGGTTCCGTTAGCGTTGGTACGGCGGTACTTGACGGCAAAAGCGCGCGGTTCATCGACTGGTCTAACCTTGCAATTGTTTCTTCCCTCCTCGGTTTAAGCTTTGTCAATAACCTCTTCCTTGAACCTATCACTTACGGCATCCGTACCGGAAGCGTCATTGAGGGATTAAGGGCCGTAGTAATTACTTGGGCTAACTTTGCCCATGAAGTCGGTTCAGACATTGCATCGTCAAAGTTCATCTTAAAGAAATACGGAAACAAGTTTGAGTTTGCCAAGGCAATGGACGCTGCGCTTGCCGAGAACCTGGGGCTGTTGCACAACGAGATGGATCGTGTCGCCCACGATGCGACCTGGAATAATGGTTCAGACCCAGAGGTAAAAGGTGCGCCGTTTGCAAGGTGGCTGACGCAGCGAGTGCTGGCATCCAATCTTATGGCCGCTTCAGAGCGTGCAAAGGTCGTCACTTCTATGGTCATTGCAAAGCACCATATCCGTAACGTCATCAACACAATGAACGGAAAGTCGTTCTTGCAGCAGGTATTTGCCGGCATCCCAGGCGGCCTTCGCGCCGATGCTTCCGTCAAGTCCATGCTCAATGAAATGGGTGTACCGGAAGCCGAGCATGCTGACTTCAATGCTTTCGTCACGTCCCTTGAGGGAATGACTGAAGAGCAATACCACAACGCCCTCAATTCAGATAGCCGAGGAGCGGAGATGTACCGCCTTGCCCTCCAAATGACTAGCAACGGACTGGCAATCAGCAGCGACAAGTCCATGAAGATTGAGGGAAGCGACTCCCTAATTGGACGATTGGCAATGCAGCTACAGAATTACTGCTACGCCTATTCTTCGCTGATTAAGGATCGCATGTACGACAGCGTATTGCGGGCGGCCAACCCAAGGGCCAAGATTTCTGCACTCGACCGAGTGCGTTACGCAATGCCTCTAGTTGTTGGTGGAACGCTCGGCCTTGCCGCTTCTTACGCAACCAAGACAATGGTTGCTATGATGTTCCCAAGCGACGCCGGCGACGAGTGGCTAGAAGAAGACGAATGGTATAAGGTTCTGACAAGCGGGTCATACATGGGCATGTTCGGCGCCAGGATAGAAACCGTAGGAAGGGCTGTCAGAAACAAGTCCTACGGCGGTCCGACCATCGGCACCGGCATCAACACATTATATTATGCTGGCAAGTTAGCCACCGACCCGGATTCAGATTCAGCTGCTCGCAACGTAGCCAAGCAAGTAGAGTCTATGGGCGTTAAGCCTGCCCTTGTTTCCGGTGCTGCCGCAGTTAACCCTGTGGCTGGGGCTGGTATGAACTACATTACGCGACGCAGGGACGTTAAGGAGTCTATCATCGAGGGTCTGTCTGGCGTCGAAAAGCCCCAGAAGTAACGAATCAGTTGACTGATGTTGGGTGTTGTGGGAGGATGCTCTCGCAATGCCCAACATTGAAACCGACGCCCTGGCCGATAAGCTCCACGCTGATCTCGGCCTACAGACTGAAATGGGACGCGAATACCTCCGCGCCATTATTCCCCTGGCCCAGCTTATGGACCGTAAGCAGATGGACTATGGGAGTAGTAATATCAGTTTGAACGGCGAGTTGGGTGTCATGGTCCGCACCCAGGATAAGGTAAGCCGCATCCGGAATCTCCTCACCAAGGAGATGAAGGGCGAGCCGGCTGCCACCAATGAACCGATCATCGATTCTTGGTCCGATCTCGCAAACTATGGCGTTATTGGCCTGCTCCTACGGAGCGGCAAGTGGCGCTAAACCTAGATTAGCACCGGCCCAGAGAAGGCCGCCTGGCTAAAGATATACCGGACCGCAAATCCGGCGAGATACCTTCTCGGCCTAGCCAAACAGAGGGCGTCCCGGTCCGGCCTAGAATTCGATCTAAAGCCCTCCGACATCCCGATTGGCACAGTATGCCCAGTACTGGGCATAACATTTAAGAGGGGGGTAGACGGCACTCCAATCGACAGCTCCCCTACCATCGACCGAGTCGATAATTCCAAGGGTTACATAAGGGGCAACGTGGTGGTGGTTTGTTACCTGGCTAACCGAATCAAGTCTTCGGCCAATGCCCAGCAACTGGGCAAAGTCTATAGGTGGCTGAAACGGTTGACCAAACCCAAGTCTTGAGGACAATGGTTGGACTATGCTATTCGCCTTCATCACGTTGGTCATCGGATTTGCCTGTGGCTTTGCCGCCGGCGTAAAGAATGCCAACTCATCCAAGGTCGATAAGGCCGTGGATATTCTCGACGCTCTCAAGGGCAAAGTTAAAAAGAAGTAAGTGCGGTACGCCCTGTCAGTCGTATTGCTTACGCTGGCGGGATGCTCGTCCACGCCAGAACTGCCTGTCCAGCCGCCGGCGCCGACCAAGGCCGACGCAGTCACCACCCTGGGTAAGGACTTGGACAAGACCGATCATCGGGTAGGCGCTGCCCTGGTCGCCATTGAAAGGAACGCGGACAAGCCGAAGGTCGTGGTAGCGGAGTCTCGACTAGCCCAGTCATACCTACCACCTGTCCCAGAAAACGACGTGGCATTCAGTATGGCGCGCGCGGCCAAGGGTAGCGACATTGACTACGCCAAGCAAATGGCCTTTGGGCGTCAGCTGGCAGCAGCCGTGACGGTTGCATGGGATCGTCTAGAAAAAGACCAAGCCGAGGCGAAGCGAATCTCCGACCTAAAGGACAAGAAGATTGCCGAATTAACACAGGAGGTAGTTCGTGTTAAAAAGGAAGCGAGTAATAACGCTTGGACCTGGATTGCTGGGGGGCTGGCAGTAGCCGGCGCGCTGGCAACCTCGTTTCTAGGTCCAAAGATTGGGCTGCCGCTATTACTGTGCGGGATGCTGTGTGGTGCGGTGCCGTTCATTTACGATTCAGAATATTTTGCTATTACCGCAGGTACTACGATTGCCGCTTCATGTGGACTAGGGCTGTGGTGGCTGTACGACCGAGTTAAAGACTCGGTGAACGAAAATGAAAAGACCGAAGATAAAAATTAATTTTAAGGAACTGGGCGAACTTCCGCCCACTAACAAGAACGTCACCGACTTCGGCCAGGCCGACAAGGTTACCGGGGAGGTAACTTTAGATCCTCGGCAGCCTGCATTTGAAATGCTGGATTCTGCCGTCCACGAATTTCTGCACGTTGCGAATCCATACGCCTCTGAAAAGAGCGTAGCAGCAACTGCTACTATCATTGCTGAAGCCCTATGGAGAATGGGTTACCGCCGATGAGTGAACCAGAAGACAGCTTTATTGACCAACTTCGCAACGGAGGGTTGTGGGCGGCCATCATTGGTATGGCCGGCATGATCGCTAGGTTGCTACTTTCAACTACCCCTGGCATGACATGGGGCAAGGCCGCGCGGTATGTACTAGCAGCAGGCATCGTCGCATGGATTGTCGGCCAGGGGCTGAACGATGTTGGTATGACGCAGGGACTGAAGGATGCCTGCATCGGCATTGCCGGCGCCTCTGCTTCCCAGATCGTTGACTTCTCAATCATGTGGGTGAAGGCAAAGGGTGATAAATTAAAGGGTTAATAGTAGCTTTCAAAAAAAGCATAGTAAATTTGAAGTGGTGATTGACGCACCTACACCCAGTAGGCATACCCCTCTCATCGGACCCAACACCGTGGACATCAAACTCGACATTCAAAAGCTTGTCGCCTACTTCGGCGGTCGCATCAATCTCTGGCGTAAACTCAACGCCACCGGCTACAAGCTATCCGTTAAGACCATCGAGAAGTGGTCTGAACGCGACAGCCTTCCGGCACACCGCATTGTCCAGTTGATGGACCTTGCCAAGCGCGATGGCCGTGTCATCGATCTCAACTCTTTCCTGCTGAACTCCGCCCCCAACGCCGAGACGAAGCTTTCCCCCAACCGACATGAAAAACAAAAAGTCCGCAGCAGCCGTTAAGGCTCTCACGGAGATGGATGTCTCGGAACTCCGAGACGCCGCCTCCATTCAGAACAACATCGTCGAAGCCGCCAAGGCTCGACTTGCCGACGTCCAGTCGGAACTGACCACCCGGTTCGCCGACGTGATCAAGTTCGCCTTGGAACAGGATGGCAAGACCCACGGCCAGCACACCTTTGAGTCCGAGGGCGTCAAGCTCACGTCCGAGGTTCGCGCCACCGTCAAGTGGGACAGCACCAAGTTGGAACTGGTCGCCCGGTCCCTGCCTTACGACCAGGTCCAGCGCATGTTCAAGATCGAATTCTCCGTGCCGGAGAAGACGTTCCAGGCTGTCACCGAGAACGCCCTACGCGACAAGCTGCTCGACGCCCGCACGGTCAAGTACAGCGACCCCAAGTTCACCTTCGTTTCCTAATCTCCCAACCCAACAACATGATCAAAATCATCAAGGCCGACGACCGCCTCAAAGCGATCCCCAAAATCAACATCGCCCTGTTCGGCCCTGCCGGCGTCGGCAAGACCACCCAGGCTCGCACCCTCGACCCCAAGACCACGCTCTTCGTGGACCTTGAGGCTGGCACCCTCGCCATCCAAGACTGGCCGGCAGACGTCATCGACGTCCGTGATGTCGCCCAGTCCTTTGGCAAGTACCCTTGGGAAATCGCCCGCGCCCTGGCTCTGTATGTCGGCGGCCACGATCCGAGCGACGCCACCGGTCCGTACTCCAAGCCAGTCCATGAGGCTGTCTCGACCGCCTTCTCCAATATCGACCTCGCCAAGTACGACACGATCTTCATCGACTCTATCACAGTCGCTGGTCGTGAGTGCTTCAAGTGGGCGAAGGTTCAGCCGGAGACGTTCAATCGTGAAGGCAAGCCCGACACCCGCGGCTCCTACGGTTTGCTCGGCCAAGAGATGATTCGCTGGCTGACCCACCTCCAGCACTCCAACAAGTCCATCATCCTGTCGGGCATCCTCGACCAGGAGGTCGATGACCTCAAGCGTGTGTCTTGGAATCCGCAGATTGAGGGCAGCAAGACTGGTCGTGAGCTTCCGGGTATCTTCGACCAGGTCATCACCCTTCAGAACTTCAAGAACGAGGACGGCTCGATGTACCGCGCCTTCTGCTGTCAGCAGCAGAATCCGTGGGGCTACCCCGCCAAGGATCGCTCTGGCCGTCTGGATATCCTTGAAGCTCCCGACCTCGGTGCGCTCATCAAGAAAATCCGTGAAGGTAAGCGTGTCGATACCAACCTCGTCCGCACCATCCCCGCTTCCACCCCCAAACCCAACACCAAGTAATACATAATATGAGCATGTTCTCCCCCACCTCCGGCGCCGGTTCGGCTCCGGAACTCATCCCCAACGGCACCCTGGCGTGGGCGTTGATCACCATCGGCGGCGCCAAGCAGTCGAAGACCAGCGGAGGCACCTACTACCCGGTGACTCTCACGGTCATCGGCGGTGAACACGAAGGTCGCAAGGTCTTCGACATGATCCCCGACGTGCAGGACGACCGCAATGGCGAGAAGTGGCGCAAAATGGGCATCACGTCCATTACCCGCATCTTCGAGTCTAGCGGTCACTTCAAGGTCGCTGACCCGAAGTCCTACGAGGCGTTCACCGGCAAGGATACTCTTGCGATCATGAACTTTATGGACGGCCAGCGCGTCGCCATCAAGGTCAAGGTCGAGAAGAATACCGACCCTGCTTACGCCGATAAGAACAAGGTCGGTGAATGGCTGTCGCCCAACGCCGCCTCCGGTGGCTACCGCGACTTCCAGAAGCTGATTGCAGGCCAGTCTGGCGTGGTGGAACAGGCTCGCTCTGCGGCCTTCTCTGCCCCTGCCCCGACGGCTGCTCCGGGTTGGGTGAAGACTCCATCTTCGATTAATCCGTTTTAATCGGACACCATCCAGGCGTCCCTTGATTAAGATGCTGACAAACGAGAATAATATGTCAGCATCTTATCAAGGGACGTTTGTCCTTTTGCTCCTTAACATCAAGGGTGAGAGCGAGACGACAACCTGGCCGTCGGTCCAGCAACTTCCGTCTACGCTCGCAGCGGTGACGCAGATGTTGGGTTTGCCTCTCCCGCCACCCCCCAGTTTTTCTCGATGAAGCTCCGACCTAGGCAGGTGGACTTCGTTCACAAGGTCAACTATGCCCTCAAGGAAAAGGGCAACACCCTTGGTGTTGCGCCTACCGGAGCTGGCAAAACTGTCATGCTGTCAGCCGCCATCAAGGCGGCCGGCAAAGGTAAGACCATTGTCCTCCAGCACCGCGACGAACTGGTCGCCCAGAACCGCGCCACCTACCGGCGTATCGACGCCGACACACCGACCGACATCTACGCCGCCGACCGCAAACGCTGGTCTGATGGCGTCACCTTTGCTATGGTTCAGACCCTAGCCAGAGAAGACAACCTAGCCACCATGCCGCCTGTGGATCTGCTCGTCATCGACGAAGCCCACCACGTCGCAGCCGAATCCTATATCCGCATCGTCGCCAGGGCGAGGGAGCTGAATCCCTCCGTCCGCATACTGGGCGTGACGGCTACCCCTCAACGCGCCGACAAGAAAGCCCTCGCCGCCGTCTTCTCAAACGTCGCCGACGTCATCTCCATCAAAGAGTTGATTGAGGCTGGCAACCTGGTCCGCCCTCGCGTCTTTGTCATCGACTGCGGACTACGCTCTGAACTGGCCGGCGTTAAGCGTACTGTCGCCGACTTCGATATGGCCGAGGTGGAGGCGATCATGGATAAGTCAGCCGTCACCGAGCGGGTGATTGCCGAGTGGCGTGAGAAGGCAGGAAGCCGGAAGACCATAGCCTTCTGCTCCACCGTTGAACACGCGGAGCATGTGACCCAAGCCTTCTGCGACGCCGGCATCAAGGCCGACATCGTCCACGGCAACCTGTCTGACGGCGACCGACGCCGCGCCCTAATCGACTTTGAGAAGGATCGCACCCAAGTGCTAGTCAATGTCGCCGTCCTCACCGAAGGCTACGACTGCCAGACCGTGAGCTGCGTACTGCTCCTCCGCCCCTGCTCATTCAAGTCTACGATGATCCAGATGATTGGTCGTGGCCTGCGTAAGGTAGATCCAGAGAAGCATCCTGGCGTCATTAAGTCCGACTGCATTGTACTAGACTTCGGCTACTCCATCCTCACCCACGGCGGACTGGATACCGACGTCGTGCTGGAGCCGGTCAAGGGTGAAGCTAGGACAAAGGTCTGCCCATCCTGCAAAATGGAAGTCCCCCTTGGCGTAGCCGTATGTCCCGCGTGTGAACATATCTTCGACGGCGTAGAGCGTCGCCAGAAGGAAGCCGATGAACGTGGCGACCTAGTCAACTTCACCCTCACCGAGGTGGAGATCCTAGAGATGTCCCCCTTCCTGTGGGAGTCATTCTGGGACGGCGTCGTTACCATCGCCTCGGCTATGACCGCCTGGGCCTGCGTCGTCCAGCACGACGGCAAGCAGTACGCCATCGGCGGTATGGACGGAGCCACCGGCGCAACCCTCATCGCCGTCACCGACGACCGGCTACAGGCTGTCGCGTCGGCAGACGACTACCTCCGAGAGCATGGCGACAAGGACGCCGCCCGGAAGAGCAAGCGTTGGTTGACTGAACCGCCCTCCGACAAGCAGCTTGCCCAATTGGGGCTAGATGTATTCTCTTCCGTCGGCCTAACCAAGTACAGAGCAACCTGCTCCTTAACTTGGAAGTGGCGCGAGCGTTTCATCAAAGCCAAGATACTTTCCATCTAACATGTTCAAACCAGAAACCCAACCCTGCGAGATTGCCGAAGGCATCAAAGCCTTAATCGACGCAGCAACCAAGGCGAACCGAGGCAAGCAAGCCCCACGCCAATACCTAGGGGCGTCACGAATCGGCGACGAATGCGAGCGACGACTGGCGTACGAATTCCACATGACGCCGAAGGACGACGGCGCAGAATTCAAGGCCAACACCCTACGCATCTTCGACATGGGACATGACGGCGAAAGCCGAGTTGCCGAGTATCTTATTATGGCCGGCTTCGATCTACAGACCCACCAACTTGACGGCAAGCAGTTCGGCATCTCCGACGCCGGCGATAAGTTCAAGGGCCATCTAGACGGCATCATCAACGACGGACCCGCACTAGCCGGCGTGTTCTACCCATGCCTGTGGGAAAGCAAATCCCTAGGCGAGAAGAGCTGGAGCGACGTCGTGAAGAAGGGGCTGAAGGATTCCAAGCCTGTGTACTACGCCCAGGTGCAAATCTATATGGCCTACAAGGATCTGCTGTCCTGCCTATTCACCGCCATCAACCGCGACACCGGAGAGATGCACATCGAGATGGTAGCCTTCAATGCCCGCGACGCCCAATCTTACATCGACCGCGCCGTGCGCATCGTGAAAACCGACAACCCAGAGCAGCTTGGCCGCATCGGTCGAGGCGTCGATGACTTCAAGTGCAAGTGGTGCGACTACAAGAAGCGTTGCTATGGCGTAACCGAACAGGTCGCCGCACCAGTCGAGCCTCCGAAGAGCTGGTCCTGGTAAGATGACCTTGTCCATCAAGCTCGACGAGATCACGATGCGCAACGCCGAGGCTGAAGCCAGAGCGAGAGGCGAATCCAACCGCATAGCCGGTGTACCAGACCAGAAGGCAGGCAAGCAGTCTGGCTTGGTATCTGACTTGGTCGGCTTGCTCGGAGAGATTGGCTTCTCCCGCATCTTCGACCTTGAACGCGACGACACCGTCTACACTAGAAGTGGGACGCCGGACTTCGTCGCCGCAAACGGCCAGTTGATTGAAGTTAAGTCTAGCCACCACGACAACCCCCACCTCCTAGTACCGGCCTACCAGATCGACGGCAAGTGGACGACCAGGGAAGCCATCGATATCTACGCCCTTATGCGCGTACGGTACGACGAGCAGACCGTTACCTTCGTTGGCTGGGCTGAACGTAAGGACGTGATCAACGACGCAAACCTCGGCTACTTCCGTGGATCTAGCCGGATGTCCTACATCGTACCAGCCGAGCAGATGACCAGTCTAGACTCTATCACCGAAGGCTACCTTTGCTGGGTTGGAAAGGCCAAGGGTCATACTATCACTTCGCCATAAATCTTCATTGACCGACACTTCGTCTGAATCTATCAAACCTATCCCAACCCAATGCCCCAACCTATCCGATATCTCTCCGTCTGCTCCGGTATGGAAGCAGCCTCCGTCGCCTGGCATCACCTCGGCTTCAAGCCAGTGGCGTTCAGCGAAATCGAGCCTTTCCCATGCGCCATTTTGAAGCACCATTTCACCCAACCAAACTACCCATATGACGTCCCCAACCTCGGATCCCTCACCGAATTTAACACCTGGCCCCTCGCAACTGGAGATGTGGACCTACTCGTTGGAGGGACCCCATGCCAAGCATTTTCAGTCGCAGGCAAAAGAGGCGGCCTCAACGACCCACGCGGACAGCTTATGCTCTCCTTTCTTGAGCTGGCTTCAAAGCTCAATCCCCGCTACGTTTTATGGGAGAACGTCCCAGGCGTCCTGTCGTCCGGTCAACCTAAAGGATCTGACTTCGGATGCTTCATTCAAGGGTTGGTCGAGCGCGGGTATGGCGTCGCTTGGAGAATCCTGGACGCTCAACACTTTAGAGGCACCCCGCAACGTCGCCGGCGAGTCTTCGTCCTGGCCTATCGCGACCCTGTCACAGGTCTTGGAGACTGGCAGGCTGCCGCAGAGATTCTATCTATCGCCGAGGGCTTGTCTGGGTATATTGAGAAGGGCAAGCAAACGCGGAAAGGATCTTCCGCCGATGCTAAAAGCCGCGTTGGAGCAGACGGCATCCACCCTGCCTCCGCAACCGTAACCGCCAAGTGGGCGAAGGGTGCGGACGCCGGTCTGGCTTGCGACGGTTCCGCTGCGAACATCATCCCCCAATACTGGAACGGAAACGATGTCGTCAATACCCTCACCCGAAAGGGAATGGATCAACTGATGCCCGACAAAGCCAACTTCCAAGGCGTCGTCGTTCCCAATGTAATCGGAGCGTTGGATACGGAATGCGGCGGCGGCAAGTTGACCCATCAGTCCATTACAAACGGACATATCATCCCGACTTCTCCCATCGTCATTGACCGCGCTGCTTTTAACCAAGGCGAGAACGCGCAGTACGTCCCGCACATCGGTGAATCCGAGGTGATGGATAGCCTAGTAGCTCGCGGTCCTCACGCGGTCGGCATCCCGATGATGTTCAAGATCCGTGGAGGTTCGCCAGTCGAAACCGGCGAGCAGGGCGGTACACCCGGTAAGGCGGCAGGCAAGGGCTTCCTCGGAAGTGAAAACAAGGCGTTCACCATAGCCACCGCTCCCGACCAATGGCTTGCTCAACCTACGGCCTATAACTTTGATTCACTCGCATCTAATTCAATGAAGTCTTCTAATCCCAATAGCGGTTGTCGCGAGGTTGACCGAGCAAACACCATCGACACCACTAATCCTAGCCCGAATAAGAACCAGGGGGGCATGGCTATCGTGCATCCCATCGTCAGCCCGACCATCACGACCTGCAAGGGTAGCCGTGGTGGTAGCTCTGAAGAGGCTATCGACGAGATCACCGCATTACATCTCGCGCAGCAGGCTATACCGATTGACGACGGACGCGCCATTGAGAAGAACCAGAACGGACTTGGCGTCGGACAGCCAGGCGACCCTGCTTACACCCTCGACACCCTTGGCGCGCAGGCCGTTGGCGTCCCAATATGCTCTGACGTGGCAGGGACGCTTACTGTCGGGCATCACTCTTGCGCCGGCCATCAACACCGAATGGGAGATCATTCTTTCTTGGTCGGCCAGCCCTTACCATTCCGCAAGTCGAAGCGCGCCCAGTCCACGACCGACAATGAGACGTGGGTTTCCGCCGACGCAAGCAACACGCTGAACAACTTTGACCTAGGTGATACGCGCACGACTCATGCAGTCGTCGGTGCGGTGTACGAAAATCACGCCCAGGACAGCAGGGTAAATGGACCGCTCGACGTAGCCCCGACCGTCGCCGCAAAGTTTGGTACTGGGGGCGGTAATGTACCGCTCGTCCAGAATATAGAGCCAGTAGTGCCGATGGCCGTGCGTCGCTTGACGCCAGAGGAATGCGAAGCCCTCCAGGGGTTTCCAAGGTTTTGGTCCAGAATCCCTTGGAAGGGTAAGCCTGCCGAGGACTGCGTGGACGGACCGCGATATAAAGCTTGTGGCAACTCAATGGCAGTACCTGTGATGTCCTGGATCGGTGAAGCCATCGCCCGCCACGAAGCAAAGCGCACCCAGGTCTGACATGGACCTGATCGTTGACAACGATGCCGTCGCTCGGCATCTAGACCTGCTGTTCGGTAAGCAGGCGAAGGGATTCATCTGCCTGCGAGGCATCGGCGAGAAGGGTACGTCACGCGAGGGCGTCTTCCGTGAGGACATCTTCCTCGACCCAGAGAACATGGGTTGGGAGCGTGTCGTCCTATCGACAATCTTCCACGCCACCCGATGGGGGCAGCACGACGTCGCCACCTTCATCGTGCCTTGCACCTTGAAGGATACGCGAGGCACCGCCGAGAATTGCGATATCTTCCGCACCGTGTGCGCCGACTTCGACACCGGCAACACCGAGGCAAAGCTCGCCTTCGTCGAGCAGCACTTCGGCAAGGCCGCCCTGGTCGTGCTGTCCGGTGGCACGACCGAGGAAGGTACGCCCAAGCGTCACGCCTACTGGCAGGTCGATGGCCTTGAGGTTGCCCACGTCGTAGCCATCCGAGACTTCATCGCCCGCAAGGCCGGCGGAGACATCCAGTTTGGGCTAGGCGTGGACGGCAACCCTTACGGACGCGCACACCAGCCCATCCGCCTGGCTGGATCTATCCACGGCAAGTCCGGCGTCCGTCGCCTAGTCACCATCGAGCGTGACGACCCGACCGCCAAGGTGGACATGCCCCTGTCCTCCTCCGCCAGAATGCCAGAGTCGGAGTGGGCAATCAAGGAAGCCCCTGTCGATCCGCTTATGCCCAAGCTGCATACGCCAGCCGTCGAGATGCTCACCGCAGACGTCGCCGCAGGTGGCGAAGGGACGACGCGGTGGTCAGCATTCAACGGCGTAGCCGGCCATTACATTCACACCGCCCGCATCGGGAAGATGACTCTCGACGCCGCTCGTCTGGCTACCTACGGCTGGATGCAAGCGCACATGACTCCGCCCTGGCCAGAGAATCGCTTCGATACCGAGTGGCTTGGCCTGCTCCGTAATGACATCCACAACAACGGACCCATGCCCGAACCAGAGAAGCCTATACTGGAAGACGGCAAGGGGCTGGCGGTATGGGCAGCCCACAGGTGGAGCCTATCACCCCGACCAGAGCGTCAGTTTCTTGTCCAGAACTGGCTACAGGCAGCCAAGCACCAATTACTGGTAGCCGAGGGCGGAGCAGGCAAGACCTTCATGGTCCTCGACCTAGCCTTGAAGATCACAGCGAGACGCGAGGGCGATACTTGGTGCGGTATGCCAGTGATGCGCAAGGGTGCGGTCGTCATCCTCACCACCGAGGACGATAAGGACGAGCTACATATTCGCCTCGCCGACATGGACCCAGACGGCAGCCGACGACGCGAAGCCGGCGACGACCTTATCATCCTTCCGTCCATCAATTCCGGCGGCGCGTTTGCTCTAGTCGAGCGTGACCCGAAGACACAGGAGTCGAAGCCCTCCCGCAAGTGGCTTGAATTCTTCGCCCTGCTACGGCAGATTCCCAACCTCCAGTTGGTGGTCATCGACACCCTTAACAGCGTGTTGCACGGCGAGGAGAACAGCGCCACGGTCATCAATGAATTCATCCGCGTCGCAAGCCAGGTAGGCGGCGAGCTAGGCGCTGCCTTGATCGTCATCCACCACATCAAGAAGCAGGGCGACGAGCCGATCCGCAACGCCGAGCAGATGGCTTCACAGGTACGCGGTTCGTCCGCCCTACTGGGTGCGTTCCGAGGTGCTATCGGGGTATGGCATGCGTCCGACTATGACCGGCGCATGAAGGGCATGGGACTAGTGCCGCGCCGTAAGCACCTGTGGAAGGCCGCCATCATCAAGGCGAACAACCCAGAGATGCTCGACACCGAGCGTACGCTATTGCGTACCGAGATTGGTACGCTCATCGACGTCACCGATAAGGATAAGTTTAACGACGTTAACTTCCTAGAGCGGCAGGCTTGGCTTGTCGCTGCCGTCACCCTGGCCGCCAGGGCAGGGCATCCCTACTCAATCGAGGGCAAGAATGCCAAGTCCGGCTTGTACCGCAGACGCGGCGAGCTACCCACCATCCTGCGATCCATCGGACCAGGTGAGTTTGCCCACCTGGTTGACGATATGCTCCTCCAGAAGGTACTGGCAGCGGCTGCCGCAAGGGGTGGTAAGGAGAAAAAGTGGCTAGACCTGCCGACCGGACCTATCGCTACCGACGAAGCCGGCGCCGAGATTAACTCTGGCGCATATGACCCAGCCGCGTGGGAAGAGTTTGAATATGACAAAGACTCGCGTACAGTCATCCGAAAGCCATGAGCCGCAACATCATACGCCAAGCAGATGACGGACGCGACAACGTATCCCTGTGGGATAGATGCCGCATGATCGTCGAGAATGGAATCAAGAAGTACGGAGACGCGGGCGGCCTGCCCATCTCTGGTACTGGTCGAGCTAGGAAAAAGAAAACCATTGGAAAAAAGAAGATTGCCAAGGGTAAGTAAGGAGTCACCGTCGGTTTCCCAACCCAACATGATTACCGAATTACTATTAGCCTCTGCGGCCTTCGCCCCAATGCCTACGCGCTGGGTCGATGCCGTCGAACATATTGAATCCTCCGGACGCGGAGCAGCCACCCCGCCAGGGGACTACGGCCTAGCGAAAGGACCATTCCAGTTTCATCGCTCCGCCTGGGCCGATTGCTCCGAGGTGCGACGCCAAGCCGGCCTGCCCACCTACCCCTACTCCAAGGCGTCCGACCCCCTCATTGCCCGCCAGTACGCCACCTCCTGGCTATCCTACCTGCGAGCCAGGTTGATCATCAAGATCGGCAGGATGCCCAACCTAGGCGAGACTTGGCTTGCCTATAACCTAGGCATGACCGGCTTCTCGCGCTACGGCTACCGCATCGACTTCGTGCCAGAGCGTAAGATGCGTAAGGCCGCCACCCTTAATGCAGCCCAATGAGCGAGATTATCCAGTCCCCAATCCTGCGCTTTCAAAACCGCGGAGCCGTGTCCTTTCGGGGCAGGCTGATGTTCGCGTCGCGCGCCGCCAGGATCTGCGAATACAGGGCGGACCTTCGTCGCCTGGCCGAGGCAGGGCATTGTATGCCAGTCGTGGCGCGCAAGCTGGGCTTCTCCATCACGACCATCAAAAGCTGGGCGGAGATCCTTGGGATTGGATTCAAGAAGATCCGCGCCCGCAAGTGTCGCAGGTACGACAAATCCAAGTGGGAGAGTGTGATTGTCCGGGCTGCCGCTGAAGGGAAGACCCAAGGCGACGTAGCATTCAAGCTCGGCGTCCCGCACGTCAATGTTCACCGATGGTGCATTGAGAATGGCTTTAACTGGAAACAGACCAAGCAAGATGCCAAAGCAAAACGATAAAGACCAGTGGAAGGGCGGGCTGGTCATCCGCCACGACACCGATCCGGTGTTGAACCAACAGCAGGAAGCCTTTGTCGCTGCGTACGTCGCCAATGGCGGCAATGCCGTGCAGGCTGGCAAGGCCGCCGGCTTCGCCGATGGAAACTCCCAGTTGTCCTCCCATAAGGTCCGCGAGGCAATCGAGCTGAAGCGAGACATGGACATCAAGACCGGTGGCGCGACGCAGGCGTGGCAGGTGATGCAATCCCTGCTCACCGACCCTTCAGCACCACCCCAGGTTCGCTTCCAAGCCGCGCGCTGGACACTGGAGGCAAGCGGGCATGGGCTGTCGGCCATCGCCGCTGCCATCCACCTAGGCAATCGCGGCAAGAAGGATCAGCATGAGATGTCCGTATCCGAGCTGGTTGACCTGGTCGATAAGGGCAGGAAGCAATTGGAATCCATGAAGCAAGTAGCCAACGAGCTAAAGAGCGTTGAAGACGCCATCATTCTCCCAACCAATAATGAGTAACGAACAACCCCACGACCCGACCGTCACGCTCCGCATAGAGCTTGGCCGGGTGACCGACCAACGCAACGCCTTCCAGTCCGCCCTGCATAAGGACGTACTCAAGGTCATCTACGACGCAACGCTCGCTGCCGACGCTGGCTTCACCGACACCGTCGGTGATCTAGAGAAGCAAGTGGGCGACCTGCAAATGGAAAACGCCTACCTAAAGGCCGAGGTGGAAAGGCTGACCGACGCCATCACGACCGGCAACGCTATCACCCCCGACGCAAGGATCGTGCCATGATTCACGAATTCCGCAACCCCATCCCGGTCGAGACGCCGCTTGGGTATGGCATGCTGATCTACGTCCGCGACGGCGGGACATTTTCAAACGACGTCTTCGCGGTCGTACTGGACCATGACGGCGTCATCCGGCATATGACGACCGACCAGTTCAAGCTGGTGCGCAATGACACCTTCGGCATTCGCGATCAGGAGGACGAGCGATGAAGGTCGCGAAGACACCTGGCGAAGCCAGGGCCAAGCCGGGGCTGAAGCTAGTGACGCCCTGGGAGAAGGAAGTGATTGATTACAAGGTCAAGCTGCACCGCGAGAGGTGGGAAGCCTTGTTCAACGCCGTCCGAAACAAGTGGAGGGCTACCAAGTGAGCGAGCGAGAGATCATCGTGCGCCACAAGGGCGAGACGTACGACGTCGTACTGGAGATTGAGGTGCAATGGGAAGACGACTCTTTCGACCATGAGTTTGGGACGGAGGAGTGCGGCCATTGGGAGATAGACTGGGACGCGACCGAGATCCTCTCGGTACTGGACGCGGAGGGCGACGAGGTAGGCCATGAAGCCACGCCTGGCTTGACCAAGGCGATCCAGGAGGCTGCCCAGTCTATCGACCTGTCGGACTGGGAGTGATTCATCTCTGCCCTGTACCTCCCGCCGGCAGGCCCAGGAGCAAAGCTAGTGCGCGAAGCGCACGATCAGAATGTCCTCCAGTTAGTGGGAGAAAAGCGAGGATGGGGAAGGGGTTTTACCACCCCCCTTTCCCCGCTTCCTCAAGGCGTCGAGGATACTAGGTTAAGTCGTTGTTTGATATGGGGTTAAGTTAACTTACCCCCCCCTTCCTCAAGGGTTTTGAGAAAACGCACACCCCCCTTCCTCACGCGGAAGTCGTTATTGGTGCGTGAGTTATACACTGGTGAGGAAGCGAGGATACCCCTTGTATTAAGACTAATAGGCCATCCTTGGGCTTTGGCCCTATCCCTTTGGGGAAGGGCGTCGCCTCTCTGTCCCTATAGTCGAGGGGAACGGTTGACCCAGGACAACGAGAGGGGTAAGCTGGCGCATGGACATCGTGCTGCTTAACGTCGAGGGCAACCCTCGCCCACAACCCCGACCGCGCTTCGTCCGGGGCAGGGTCATCTCGACCGCCGACGCCAACGCGAAGAGGTGGAAGGATCTAGTCCAGTCCACCGCCAAGCTGGCCGTTGAAGCGCACGGCCAGATCCAGGGGGACGCCATCGCTGCCGTCCTACGCTTCGACCTGGCTACCCCTAAAGCCGACCGGCATGGCCTACCCCATACCTTTCGACCAGACGCCGACAACCTAGCCAAGCTAGCCCTCGACGCGGTCATGTCCGCCGGCCTACTGAAGGACGACGCCACCGTCTCGACACTGGTCGTCACCAAGACCTGGGCCGCGAAGGGTGGGCTAGTGATGACGCTGCACGACGACGACCGATCCCTATCCCCACCACCAGCCGCCCGCTTCCCCGACTGGATACAGTAAAACAAAAGCCCCGCCGATTAGGGCGGGGCAGGTTTACCTACTGGTGAGACTGGCTAGGATAGGAAGACGACGTACTCATACCCCGCGCGCGCTGGCTTGGCGGTGATGAAGTAGCCAAGCCGGTTCACCAGGTGGTAGCCATTGACGACGACCGCCTCGCCCTCGTCATTCTCAACCAGTGTCCAGACCATGCGGCGCATCGCTTTGCTCTTCGCGTTGGCAAAGGCCAGGACGTGGTCGAGATCCGCGCCGTACGTCTCAAACATCGCGCCATCAAATGCGGCGTTTGACGTGACGAGGTTATGCTGAATCTTAAACTCCGCCTGCCACCCCTCGCACACCATGCCGGCCAGCTTGGGCTTGCTCATGTTAGGCGCGGACATGGGTGACAGGTACCATGCGGATCGTCCGCAGGTTAAAGGCGACAAGGGTCGCCATCGCGTCGAGGCGGCAGCCCTCGGCTTCCTCGCGTTGGGTGATCGTGCCGTACCTGTCCGCGTCGAGGACGCGGCGTTGGCATAGGCGGAGGTGATCTTCCAGATCCTTGCGGAGCTGGGCGTTGTCGGTGGGTTGGGTCATGTGCGTGGGTGGTGAGGGGTTAGGCTTTGCTAGCTTTTGCCAGATCCTGGGCGGCAGCCTTGGCAATCTTCTCGGCAGCCAACCAGTCCTCGGTCGCCGCTCGCGTCCGGCCAGTGATGGATTCAAGGGCGGCATAGAGTTTGTCTAGCTTGTCACTCTCCAGGATCTCGCGGTCGCGGATCTTCTTCTTGTTGCCCGACCACTCGGTCGCGCGCTCGGCGTTGGCGCATACAGTACGCTGCGCCTCGGCGGCGCGACGTGCGTCACCCAGTTCAATCGATGCCTCGGCGGCAATCTGGAAAAGGGCGTAGGCGTGGGAGTCATGCGCCATAACCCGCTCGGTGAGCAGGGCGACGCGGACGTGGTTGGGTATATGTTTGATCATGGTGTTGGGTTGGGGTGAAGGGTTAGGCGATGGGGTTGGTGATGACGCTAACAACGCGGTGCTTCGTCTCGGCGCCAGTCGTGACGTCCTCGTCGGTAAAGACCTGGCCGAGGAAGTAACGGACGGCGGCCTTGTGGTCGCCGTTAAACTGGGTAGTCCAGGTGCGACCAGTGTCGCAGGTGATGGTGGCTTCGATCATGGGTGTGTTGGTTAGCGGGTGCGATTGAGGGCGAGGAGGACGCGAGCTGGCAACCAACGCCCAACGAGGGCGAGGGCGTAGGCC